ATAATCATAATAAAAGCATCTGAATACATGGCTCTATCTGGTATAGCCCTCCCCACTTTACCAATATCAGTTTGAACCGGGCCTGCTGGGGTCGCTGGGGTGTTAGAAGTAACATCTCTATAGGTTTTAAACTCCTCACGATCTTGAGGAAAACCAAGGCCTGTCATCCAGTTATGTAAACTTATATAGTTTTCAAGATATTCATCCACCAAAAATTCAATTGATAAATTGCCATAATCCAACTTTTCTCCTGGCAAAGGAATATCTTTATAGGGCGTACTTAATGTTGCAGTACCTAAAGATATGCCAGGGATATTTACTGCTGTCACAAAGAATTCTACTTTCGGTAATTGATGTATGCCGAAACGAAATTGTGTTGGACTTGCGTAATCCAGTTTATCTGGTTGTCTCGCTAATGGAGATGTTTTTGTTACCATACTACTATTTATATGACATTAGAAGTGACACACAATATCCTTTTTATTTTTCTAACCAATCTGGTCTGGGGAGTTTATACAATTCAAACTCGCTTTGTTGGTCTTCTTCATCTTCTAGAAAATCAATAATTACAATCTCATTATCCTTTAATAATTTACCGAAATTAAATAAGTTTTTACGAGCCTCTACGCTATAATTAATTCTGTAAGCTCTAGGAATCGTCTCTCCTGATTTTAAAATCCATACATATATATCAGTTTTAGGTACGATATGAAAAGAAACTAATCTATGTTCTCCAACAGGGGTTATTTCAGTGGGGTAACCTAATATTTGTTGATGTGTTAAATGACCTAATGCAACACTTCCAAAAATAATAGGAATCATAAAAAAGAGAGTTAAACTATTCTTTCTGAACGATATCATAAACCAAAAACAAAATGTCAATATTAAAACAATTGTAACTATTAATCCATAGATCATAGCGGCGGCCCTGGGTGATTGTTAATAAACCTATGTGGGTCTTGATTTATATCTATTACATATCCATCTTCATCTATGTTAAATCGGAAAGCAGTAATTTCATCTCCCTTATTTTTAAAAACAAAATGTTCGGTAGCATATTCTATATATGGATTAAGTTTCAAGAGCCGCACAGACCCACTCACTATAGTTCCACTTAATATTCTAAATGCATGAACATTAGTAATATATTCTCCAGGCACAATACCTCTAATCGTAACAACTTCTCGATTTATATAGATAATTTTTTCTTCTCCATTAACTATTATTTTGTCATTCCTCGTACCAAGATCATCTTTATCAAGATGAAGAAATCCCCCTGTCTTGTTTCTAAACCATACAATATTATCTAATGGGTCCATATTCCATAAATCAAGATCAGCAGAAGACCTATCATCCCATTCAAGAATTATCAAAAATTCTGCTTTTCGTTCTACTTCAGTTTTTTTAGCGGGAGGCTGTATTTGAATAAGAGCATATATCAAAAGAACTGCAAAGGATAAAGATAAGAGATATAACATATCTCTAAAAACTGTTCCTGTACGAAATGAATATCTTACTTTAACACTATTCTTTTTCTTATTCTTCTTCATAATGGTCAATTCCATACTCTAAATTTATTAGTTGTGTCCACAGAAGAAGTGTACCTACCAATCCAGCAAGAGTTGTGTAAATTGCAGTTGAAATACCAATACCCATATCTGCTATAATCTTAGCTTTATTGTCTTGATTTTCTAAGTCTATGTGTGATAAAGCATCACCAAATACCAATACAAATCCAATAAGAGTTCCAACCATACCTAAAGAAAACATAATTTCACCGCAAAACCATCCAAGTTTAGTGTCTGTATAAATGTTTCGGTAATTGAATAGCCAAGTTCTATATCCTGTTAGAATAGTAGAACCTACAAATAAAATTGAAATTACAGATGATAGGTAAGTTTTATCAACATTAAAAATTGTACTAAATACGTCAAAATGTATCCCAAAATAAGCACCAACTGTTAAAAGACAGATAAATAACCACCATCTAAAAAATTCTATTTTCATTAACCACTTCCCTTCTTTATATGGTAGGTTCCTATATTTATTTATACTAAATGAATTATTGATTTTAATTGATACATAAAAAAAGAGGGCACCCGAAAGTGCCCTCTAAGTTTATAGTCACATTTTTTATTGTAGTTAAGTTTACATGAGATTCGTGACTTGAACCCTACGATACCAAGCGTTGGTATTTGCATCAAGAGATGCATCGGTATTGACCGTATCACCAGCAGAAACTGCACCGGCGCCCGCAAAAGGATTAGCAGCAAGACCGTAACGAGTCTTGAAACCAATCTTGGGCTGGAAGCTGTTCTCACCAACCGCGCGAACCATCTGTAGAGGAACGTATGGGCAGTAGAAGAAGCCAGCATCATAAGGTGAAGTGCCTTTATAACCACAAATGTAAAACTGCTTTGCAGTAACGTTGGCGGAATATGGATCAACATAAACCTTGAAACGACCGTTCATGACACCAGCGAAAGTAGTAGAGGTGTCATCAACATTAAGGTTGTTGTTAAGAGCAGGTGTGTAATCAAGCACACCAGCCATATTAAGAGCAGAAGCGACATCAGCTGATACGATCAGAAGATTACCCTTGCCCCGACGAGTCTGTTGACCAACTGCGTTCGCATCGCGTTCGATGGCGAACATTAGACCCTTGAACTTCTCAACTGACCAACGACCGTTTGAGTCGGTATCAAGATCAAAGATACCAGCATTAGTCGTATTGACCTGAGCACCCGCGACAGCAGTAATATACAGAGAACGAACAACTTCACGGTTGATTTCTGCAAGAATTTCAGAACTAAGAATATTAGCAAGTTCTGTCTCGGCATCTAAACCGTGGATTGCCTTCAGGTCCTGAGCAAGTTCCATAGTGTACTCAGCCTTCAAAGCGCGAGTAACAGCAGTAACAGTTGATTTCTCAATTGAGAAAGCCATCTCTGCGAAAGCGTTGCTAGAACTATCGCCCAAAGCTTCACCTTGCGCGGTAGTCATACCTGTCGGTGATAGGTAAGTGCCCGCAGGACTATCGTTTAGAATAGCAGGGTTACTACCTGTCATGGCTGAAGAAGTTAGGTTACCAGCAGCGTCATCATTAGAAATACCACTGTCTGCTTCATCAACCAACGCCTCAGCACCATCCTGAGAAGCATACGAGGAGCGCATTGCAAAGATAAGACCTGTTGGGCCTGTCATTGGTTGTACACCAGCGACATCATAAGCAATAAGATTAGGCATTGCACGTCGGACGAGGGAAATTAGGATTGGGTCCCAAGTATCCATCTGACCGCCGGACATTGCGTTTACTGGAGCAACTTCTGTAAGAAAAGAACGATCTTCTCTTAAAGCTGCTTCCTGGTTTTCTAGAATAAGAGTGGTAACTGCCCGCTTATAAGAATCCTCAATCCGTGGTAGATCGGGATGCTCTAGGACTGGCTTCCACTTTTCTTGTAGATGTTCTGTTTGAAACATTTGTTTCTCCTTTTTTTATTAGTTACATCTGTTTTATAATATTATTCGGCCCGCGCCTTGTTACGACTGATAGCAGACATATACGATTTCATTGCATCTGTCGTATCAATGTCCTGTGCGGTGCCACCATCTTCTTCATAATCTATACTAACGTTGCTTGACTTATTTACCCGTGGGAAATAATTTTCCTTCAGAGTATCAAGCTTCTCACGGAACGAATTTTCATCAACAAACTCAATATCCTGAGTTAGAGACTTAAACTTCTCAGCTTCAGTATCAACCAAATCTTCAGCAACTTCTAAAATAACCTGTTCACGAACAAGTTCACTATTGGAATGCTTAAATTCAACATTCTTTTGAATTGCTTCATTTAGTCTTCCCTCTAACTCGGAAATCTTTTCAGACTGTGCTTCCAGAACGTCATACTTTTCATCTGGAACATCAATATAATGATCTTCAAACAACTGTTTCAAACCAGAAATAAAGTCTTCAGCAATCTCACCCTTTAATCCGCGTTCAATTGCTAACTCGTTTTCCTTAGTCCATTCATCTACGACATAATTGAGGTAATTGTCAACCTTTTCAGTCATTTCCTCTACAAAAGCTTCAATCTCTTGATTCTTTTCAGATTGAGTTTCATCAACAATTCTTCCTACTTCGGAACGAATCTTTGACTTGACTGCGGCCTCAAAGATATGTGCGGCCTTTTCCTTGAATTCCTCAGAAAGCTCCTCGCCTTCTACTAGAGCTCTAACATCTTCCTTGACAGAGATATTCTTAATCTTCTCTTCAATGTCTGCCTTGGCGTCTTCAAGTTCCTTCAATGCCTCCTCAGTCTCAGCACTCTCTGCCTCTTCGATCTTTGAAGCATGGGCAGCTATCATTTCCTCAATATCAGACTTCTTCATCCTAGCGATATTTTCAAGATGTTGTGCCTTGGTTAGCCTCTTATCTTCAGCGAGTTCGTCACCGTCTAATAGGTCTAAATCATCTCCAGCAGCAAGCTTCTTTTTCTCACCGGGAGTAGCCTCTCCTGAACTTCCTTGTTTCACTTTAGGTTCCTCCTTTTCTTGCCGTTCGGTGTCTTTATCATTTGCTGGTTTCGCCTGTGAACTTGCGGCTTTACCAATTTCCTGATCGTCTAAATTATTACTTGCTGATGCCTCTTTACCAGAACCATCAGCTGCTTGAGATAATTTAACTTTATCACCCTTACCACTACTGGGATTTGGTTTCATTGGACCGCCTTTAGTTACTTCACCAGAAGCAGCATCACCTTTTGCAGCATCATGTTTTTGTCCGCCGACATCCTTACGTTCGCCAGGTACTTCTTCTTTCTTATCAGCACCAGCAACCTCTGGGGCAGGGTCTTTCGACTTTTTGACACTATCTCCAGCGTTACTTGAACCTAAACCGAGGTCTTTTGCCTTACCTAATGGTTTTTCAGATGCTTCTTCAAGTTCCGCAAGAACCTCTGCTTCGAGTTCTTCAATTGTTTGATCTAGTTCGGACATAGGGATTACTCCTTTTTTGTTATAATATTTATAAATTATAGATTTTTAAGAAACTTTGCAAATTCCAAAGCCTCTATATTTGATTGCCTTTGACGTTGCTTTACATCAAATTTCTTTCTTAGTTCCGCAATATGCGATTCTACAAGAACACCATTATTCCAAACCCATTCTTTTCCTTCCATTACACCTTCTACAAAGGCGTTTGGAGCAGATGGATCAGCAACAATATCAGCTGCAGTTGCAAGATAAAAATCATCCTTCACATAGTTTGCACCATTTCTTTGATACAAACTGCCCATTCCTCTTGAAGAAACTCCTAACTTACAACCCTCATCCATTAGATTTTTAACAATCTTACCCATCGGCGTATCCATAATTTTTGCTTCGCCAATAAAATTTTTGCCATCGGGAACAAGACTTGTAGTGATATGCGAAACTCTTTCCAGATTTACTGTAGGACCATCTGGATGGCCTAACTCTCCGTAAGCCCTATGCTCTCTTATGAAGTTTCTGTTATACTTACTAACTTCCTTTTCAAGTACTTCCATAGGATATACTCGACCATTACGGTTTTTAACATCTGCCTGTAGAAAAATGCCTTTGATTTTATAACTTCTGCCACCATCCTTCTTAGCTTCAGTTATATATTCCACATCTTCTACAGCATCTAAAAATAACTTTACCGTATTCATATCATATCCTTTACTCTATATTATCCCAACCAGATACTTTTCTAAATTTT